AATCCCTACGGCGTCGGTCACAACTGGGTCAAGGCTCGCTGGCGTTTACCGATCAACGGCGAGCTAGGGCCTAACTCCACGAGGCCGAGCGTCGGCCCGATCATCATGGGCGAGATAGACGAGGACGGAAACAAGGAGCCCCCTCGTCGCGCTATCCATGGCTATCTAGACGAAAACCAATTGCTCCTCCATGCGGACCCTGAATACAAGGGCCGTATTGCGGCGGCTGCGCGTAACGCTTCCGAGAAGGCAGCGTGGCTCGATGGCTCTTGGGATATTGTCGCTGGCGGCATGTTCGACGATATTTGGTTTGAATTTAGGGACACGATCATAGTCGCGCCGTTCGACATCCCATCGGGCTGGAAAATATATCGGGCGTATGACCACGGCTCGTCGAAACCGTTTTCGGTCGGCTGGTACGCTGTCAGTGACGGCACCGATTATAAATTGCGTGATGGGCGAGTGCGCTCGTCAGTGCGCGGCGATATGTTTCGCTTCAAGGAATGGTACGGCTGGCGCGGCGTCGCTAACGAGGGCTCGCGCATGTTGATTGCCGATATATCGAAGGGCATAATCGAGCGCGAAATAAAATGGGGCCTGCGCGCCGCTGACGGATCGTGGACCCGGGTAAGCCGAGGTCCGGCGGACACTCAGATTTTCGATGATGCCACTGACGGCTCCGAAGTTACCATCGCAAGCGACTTCGAGAAGCCGGTCACGATCAACGGCGTCAAGCATCGCGGCGTATTTTGGGAGCGGGCTGACAAAGGCCCGAACTCGCGCGAGCAGGGATGGGAGCAAATCCGCAAGAGGCTCAAGGCTACCAAGCGACCGCCGGGAGGCTTCCGGGAAATCGCCGGGCTCTACATCACCACCGAATGCATACAATGGCTTCGATGCGTGCCTGTCCTGCCTCGTGACGAGCTACATATTGATGACGTTGACGATGAGGCCGAAGATCACAACGGCGATGAGACGCGATATATGCTGCGCTATCAACCCCGGACCATGGGCTCTGGCAGGATTGGCGCTTAATTGTCCTGTCAAGGACTATTGCCAAATAGGGTTAATCCGTGCTACGCAGCCGGACCCCCAGATAGGATGAAAAATGGCCTTACCGGATAAACATCCCGACTACGTTGAGCGTCTCAGCGAGTGGATACAAATGACCGATACCTATGCGGGCGAGCGCGCTGTCAAAGCGAAGCGGCTCGACTATCTCCCGGCGACTGAGGGAATGGTGCAAGACGGAATGACCACACCGACATCTCCGGGCTGGAAGGATTACGAGGCGTACCTATTGCGCGCATACTACCACGATGTTGTCAAAGACGCCGTGAAGGCCATGGTCGGCATCATGCACAACAAGCCCGCCGTTATCAAGCTGCCGAAAAAGCTTGAGGGCATGCTCGATAAAGCGACAATCCAAGGCGAAGGCTTGCAGATGTTGCTCCGCAGGATCAACATAGCCCAACTCGTTTATGGGCGATGCGGCTTGCTTGTGGACGCCCCGCAAAATTTGGACATCGATAAGGCGACGCCGTACATTTCGTTCTACAATGCCGAGCGGGTAATCAACTGGGACGCTGGTAAGCTCAACGAGGGCATGAATGAACTCGATCTCGTTGTGCTCGACGAGAGCGGATACCGCCGCGAAGGCTTTACGTGGAAGACTGAGCGCAAATATCGCATACTAACGCGAGGCGGAGAAGTTGAACTTGAGAGCGGTTGGGAACGTCCACCTCCGGGTGCTCCGTACGGCGTGGCGATCAAGGTGAACGACACGAGCATGCCGCTCCTCGAAGATTTCATCTATCCGAGCATTGGCGGTAGGACGCTCGACAATATCCCGTTCATTTTTATCGGAGCTAACGATCTCGTGCCTGAGCCTGAGGTCTCTCCGTTGCTCGGCTTGTCCAATCTCTCGCTCGCGATTTACCGGGGCGAGGCAGACTATCGTCAGACGCTCTACTTGCAAGGCCAGAATACTCTTGTGATCATAGGCGGCGCGATTGACGAAACCGCTCCGCAACAGCTTCGCGTTGGCAACAAGGGACTGATCGATTTGAAAATTGGCGGAGACGCCAAATATATCGGCGTCTCGGCTGCCGGGCTTGGCGAAATGCGCCAGAGCTTGAAAACCGATCAGGACGAGGCTGCCGCGCTTGGCGTAGCGTTCTTGGATGTGGGCAATGCCCGGGGCGAGAGCGGCGAAGCTCTCCGTATCCGCGTGGCTGCCCGTACGACCACGATATCTTCCGTCGCGCAATGTGCCGGGCTTGGGCTGGAAACAGCCTTGAAGTTCTGCGCTGAGTGGGTCGGGGAAGACCCGAACGAAGTCTCGGTCGTACCGACCACCGACTTCGCCGATCAGACCGTCGCTGGCGCTGCATTGCTCGCCTTCATGCAAGCGAAGCAACTGGGGCTGCCCCTGTCTCTTCGTTCTATGCACCGCATGATGAAGATGAACGACATGACGGAGATGGATTTTGAGGAAGAAAACGAACAGATCGAAGAGGAAGCTGCATCTATGCTCGGTACGATGGTTGGGCCGTTCCAACAGTCTATCACCGATGATACCTTCTTGGATGAGGATGTCAGCCCTGTCGATGATCCTGCTTCGGGCACGCCCGGCGGACCTATACCTACCGCCGCGCCTTCACCTCCGGCTGGGCCTGCGTCTACCGCCCCGCCAAATAAAAACGTTCCGATCAAACCGAACTCGCAAAGCAAGAAAGGCCATACGCGCGGCTCGCCGGTCCCGCTGAAACGAAAGGTCGGCAAGAAAGGCGCGTCCGCTGGAAAGACCAAGGGCGGCGCATGATCGGAGACCCGGCTGGGCCGCATATCGTCAAGACCTTCCACGAGGCCATCGATATTCTCGATCAGTGCGAACCGAAAATTCGTGACCTGATCGAGACCAATCTGATGGATGTTGCGGGTATCAATCGGACGAAGGTCAGCGACGCTCTGCTTTCTAAAGATGAATTGACAAAGCAGATCGTGAAAATTCGTCATCACCACATCAAATCCGCGTTCCGGCATCTCAGGGATAACTTACCAAGTGACATTTGATCCATCAGAAACCCGGAATAATCACGGCGAGTTCGGCACGACTGATGTGGCGCTGAAAGGTCCGCAAGTAGGAGGTGCGAGTGCTATCGTCACCGAACGGCCTATCGCAACCCCAGCGCATGCCGGGGCTGACACGCCCGAAGCCGCGCAAGCGCAGGCGGTCGCTGTCGCGGCTGGAGCAAAACCTCTTGAGGGGCTACCTCAGAAGCCTATCGAACTTGAGGGACAATGGTACGTCCCCGGTCCGATTGGTCGATTGAAAGATGCTGCCTCGGATTATATGAAGTCGGCTGGCCTGCCGTACGCGCCGCCGACCGACTATGCGAAGCTTGACAAGGATCGAGCAGGCAAGATCGCGACAGAATACGAGAACGAGAAAAACGATCCAACTGATCCGAAGGTAAAGGCTAGCTATGATGCGATGGTCAAGGAAACACTCGCGCAATGGCAGACGATCAAGCAGAGCGGTCTTCAAGTCGAGTGGATCAAGCCCGGCCAGAAAGACCCATATGCGCTGTCTCCTCGCCTTGCGGCGATGGACGTTTCCCAAAATAATCATTGGTGGGGCTTTCCCACCGATCTAGGCTACGGCTCAGGCGTAAAAGGTCAGGACGAGAGCAAGGACAATCCTATGCTCAAACCTACCGGCGAAGTGATCGATGGCCGCAAGGTAGTCGCTAACGATGTCTTCCGTATCGTCCACGACATGATGGGTCACATGAAAGAAGGAAATGGTTTCAGGGCCGAGGGCGAGGAAAATGCGTGGCGCTCTCATGCTGCGATGTATTCCGACATCGCGCGCCCAGCCATGACGAACGAAACACGTGGACAAAATTCGTGGGTCAACTACGGCCCGCATGGAGTTACGAACCGAACCGCCGACGCCGAGCATACGATCTTCGCTCCCAATAAGATCGGCTTGATGCCGGAATGGACTGAAAATGAAG